ATAAGGGTTCTCAGAACCTTTGCCAGCATCAAAAATTTCGCCCTGAGCCTTAGAAAGGGCTGTAGCAAGCTCATGAATTTCGTCGGAAAAAAGCATTGGTAATCTCCATATATTTGTTAAACCCATATTGCGGGTGTTGCTAATATGATGGTGGCAGTTGCAGGAGTCAAGTGATTCTTGACAAGTAATGCAAATTTTTTATAATGACACTATGAGACACGACAGAACGCCCATCTTTTATGAGATTTTTAAAGTTTACGGCAATGCCAGTAAATTAGCAAAGGCGCTTGGCGTGTCAAAGCAAACGGTTTCTGCTTGGAAGCGTGTTCCTATCCAGCATGTTTTGCAAATTGCACAAGAAACCCAAATACCATTAGAAAAGATCAGACCAGATGTCTATGGGGCGCGTTGACTTTCTTATACCTTTGCCGCCAAGCGTAAACCGTCTTTGGCGCGTTGGTAAAAACAAAGCAGTTTATAAATCTGACGTTTATAGGTCATGGTTGAACACAGTTACCCCTTCAATTATCGCCCAATGCTACGGCGGTAGGGTATGTGGCAAATATAAATTAACCGTAAGAGCTGTCCGTCCTGACAAGCGCAAACGGGATTTGGATAATCTTATTAAAGCTATCAGTGACGCGCTGGAATTAACAGCCGTAATTGAGGGGGATCACCTATGTGAGCATCTGGAGATGCAATGGGTGGAAGCTGATTATGAATGTTATGTCACGGTGGAGAGCATAAGAGATGGGCAAGAGAAGCAATTTTGAACGAGTGGAACGGGATTATTACAAAACCCCGTATGCCGCTGTTAAGCCTTTATTCCCACATATCCCATTTGGGATCAAATATTGTGAGCCCTGCGCTGGAAATGGAAGGCTTATCAACCTATTAGGTGGATATGCTCAATGCGTGGCATCCTATGACATTATGCCAGACGCAAGCTGGGTCAAGCAGGGGGATGCAACGCAACTGACCGTTTTGGACTTAAACGGCGCTGAAATGATTATCACAAACCCGCCGTGGACGCGGGAAATCATGCACAAAATCATTGAGCGCTGCGCCCTTTTGGCCCCAACTTGGTTGTTGTTTGACGCGGACTGGATGCACACGCGCCAAAGCCAGCCTTACATGAAATATTGCCAAACCATTGTGTCTGTAGGGCGTGTAAAATGGATTGAGGACAGCTCAAACACTGGCAAGGACAACTGTTGCTGGTATTTGTTTGACGCAACATTCAAAGGAATCACTGAATTTTATGGAAGAGAAAATGAAGATAACACTTAAAGACCAAATAGCCACAATGGAAATTTCCATTGCAAATCATAGGGGTTACACCGACAACTTGAGGCATCTTGTTAAGAAAAAGCAACGGGAACAAATTTGGTTGGACATTGCCGAGGACCGTTACCCAAAATTACAAGCGGTGCTTAAAACCTTGAAATGGTTGGAGAAAAATGAGGAAAAAATTAAAGCCCATTTAATCCCTTGACATGACAGATTGTCACCCTATATGACATTATGACATGAAAGGAGAATGCCGTGAGTCGTGAGAAAGATTTAGAAGAATTTAGGAAACTTGTTAAAATTGTTTCCAATACAAACCAAGAGTTTGCAGACTATTTTGGCATTTCAGTTAGGACGCTATACCGTTGGTTAAGCGGAGAAAAAGCCGTTCCAACCTTTGTTGTGAGGGCTTTGCAGTTGCTTGTGGCCAAAAAATGAAGTAGGTTTTTGAAGTAAAGCCCCCTCAGTCGGGAAACTGAAGGGGCTTAAATTAACACTCGGTTCCGGCGAGCGTTATGACATAACGGGGCGCAATATATGCCCATTTGTCACTAAGCGCAAGCCCTCACAAAAGGTAGCGCAATGTTTATTTCACATACAAAATCTGTAAATTGGGTAGCGCCCTGTGTATATAATAATATATATTATAATATTATATATATATTCCCTAGGAAGAGTCCCTAGGAAGGAGTCCCTAGGAGGAGTCATTACCGAGCCAAGAAGAATGTTAATTATTAGTAAGAGTAGAACCAATGAAGCTGAGAGATTATCAAGAACGGGCCATAGCCGAATTGCGCTCCCGCCTCATGCAAGGCAAAAAGCGCCCAGTCATCCAAGCTCCCACTGGCGCGGGTAAAACAGTCATAGCCGCTGCCATTGTCAAAATGGCCCGCGAGAAAAACAAGACCGTGCTGTTCACGGTTTCCTCACTCAGCCTGATTGACCAGACGGTAGAGAGGTTCCGGCAAAACGGGATCACCGAGGTTGGTGTCATGCAGGGGATGCACGAGCTGACCGACTACCGGATGCCCGTGCAAGTTTGCTCAGTCCAGACACTGGCGCGGCGGACAATCCCTCGCGCTGATCTGGTTTTGGTGGATGAATGCCATGTCATGTTCAAGCTCTATGACCGCTGGATGGCAGACCCAGAATGGACTAAGGTTCCGTTTGTTGGACTGACCGCAACGCCGTGGGCCAAGGGCATGGGTGCAGCCGGACGGTGGGATGATCTTATCATCGGCACCACAACAGCCGAGTTAATCGCCCTCAAGCATCTTTCGGATTTCAAAGTTTTTGCTCCAGCTCATCCTGACCTGTCCGGCGTCAAAACCGTGGCAGGAGATTACGAGGTTAAGGGCCTTGGTGAAGCAATGGACCAGAAGAACCTTGTGGCAGACATTGTGACCACATGGCTGGAGAAGGGCGAGAACCGCCCGACTGTGTGCTTTGCGGTGAACCGCATCCACGCCAAGAATATCCAAACCCAGTTTGAACAGGCTGGTGTCAAAGCAGCCTACATGGACGCTTTCACAAATCTGCACGAGCGGGCCGCGATTGTGAAGCAGTTTGAAAACGGGGATGTTAAGATCATCTGCAACGTGGGTGTTTTGACAACAGGCTTTGACGCTGATGTCCGTTGTGTCATTCTGGCGCGGCCTACAAAATCTGAAATTCTTTACACGCAAATGATTGGACGGGGGCTAAGAACAGCAAATGGCAAAGATCATTGTCTTATTTTGGATCACTCTGACACTACTTTGCGGCTTGGCTTTGTCACTGACATTTCTTGCGGGCAGTTGGATGATGGTTCTGCAAGACGAGCGGCTAAGGAAAAAGCAAAACCGCTCCCCAAAGAATGCCCCGCTTGCTCTTTTCTGAGACCGCCTCGGGTCAAAGCCTGCCCTGCTTGTGGGTTTGTTGCTGCCCCCAAGTGCGAGGTGGAAGTTGAAGACGGTGAGCTTCTGGAGTTGACCCGTGACAAGAAATCCCGTGTCAAAGACATTGGGATGGCTGAGAAGCAGAGGTTTTATTCCGAGTTGGTGGCACATGCCATGCTGCGGGGTTACAACAAGGGTTGGGCTTCCCACGCTTACCGAGACAAGTTCAAGGTTTGGCCCGCCAATGAGTTGAGAGCCGAGCCAGCCGCTATGATCTCGCCCGCAACAGAAAGCTGGATCAGGTCACGCAACATCCGCAAGGCCAAGGCCAAAGAAGCACAGTTCGGGAGGGTCGCATGAGTCCGGCAGCACTTATGGCACGGGGCCACTGGCAAACAATCCTTCCGGCTTTGGGGGTTGATGCTCGGTATCTCAAGAACCAGCACGGACCTTGCCCAATCTGCAATGGCAAAGACCGCTTCCGTTGGGACGACCAGAACAGCCTCGGTGGGTATATCTGCTCCCAGTGCGGGGCAGGGGATGGGTTTGACCTTGCCAAAAAGGTTACCGGAATGAGCTTTCGGGACATCGCGGACAAGATCAGCATGATGCTCGGCAAGCCCAAAGATTATATCCCCCCGAAGGTGGACCAAGAGGAAGTCAAGAACAGAGATGCCATGAAACGCATTTGGATCGGCTCTCAGCGGCCTCAAGAGGGTGGGGCAGTGTCATCATACCTGATCCGCCGAGTTGGCTGTCTGTGGCCTTCTAATTCAATCCGTGAGCATACCAATATTTGGACGGAGGGCGGTTTTCATCATGCAATGGTTGCCAAAGTCATCACACATGACGACAAAGCGGTAAATATTCACCAGACTTACCTGACAAAAGACGGGCAAAAGGCCAATGTTGGCACGGCAAAGAAAGTCATGTCCGGTAAATTGCCTGATGGTTGTGCTATCCGGTTGGGACCAGCCGAGCCAGTAATGGGTGTTGCAGAAGGGATTGAGTCTGCCATTTCCGCAGCAATTCTGTTTGACATGCCAGTGTGGGCCTGCATTAACGGGGGCTTGCTGTCAAAATGGATTCCCCCTGAGATTGCCGAGGAAATATTTATCTTTGGGGATGCAGACGAGAATTATACAGGGGAAGCCAAGGCTTATACGCTGGCAAACCGCCTTGTGACACAATACAAGCGCAAGGTGTCGGTGTTGTTTCCCGAGGAAGTTGGCAAAGACTTCAATGACATACACCGTGACATGATGTTTTCACGGGAAGTTTCAGAATCCCATTTGCGTGTCATAAAATGAGAAGGGCGGGATTTTACCCCGCCCCTGCACATTTTCCGGTTCTGGTCAGCTTTTTTGTCTTTGACCACTTTGTGTTTAAACAAGGGTGATTTTAAAGCCACCCTCATTGCGTTGCGTGTTTTATGCCCACGGGTTGCCACAGATGTCCTCTACGATTGTTACGACGACAAAAGCCCAAAATGTAATAAGAGCCGCAACTATTATATCATAAATCATGTCAGTGTCTCGTTTCCATTGCGTCTGCTATTTCTTCAAGTTCTGCCAACAATTTCACTGTTGCGTCAACCATGTTTGTGACCATTTTGGTGTTGCTTTTAAGGTCTTTCGCATGTGTTGTGGCAACAATGGTTTGTGCCATGACAAAAACCAAAGCTAAAAGCCCTTGTTTGGTATCAGTGCCTTCTAGCACTTCAATAAGCTGGTTGCGGATTTTTTCTGAATTTTCAAGTTCTTCGGTAACATTCATGATATTTCTCCTTAGTGTGATTGTTCATAAAGATAATTACGGGCATTTTCTAAACTGTAGAAGGTTTCCATGCTGTTAGTCACCGCAGACATGGCGCGGTATTTTGCATCATAGGTAACACGGTTTACCCAGCCAAGGGTTGTGCCGTTATGGGATAAAGTCCAAACACCATCTTGGTCTTTAGTAAATGACACGGAAGGTTCCCGTGCCACAGGTTGTGTCATGACAACCTCTTGGTTTTTAAACATGCTGTTCAAGAATGAAGACAAGTCTACTGGCATATCCTGCATTATTCTTCTCCAAAATACCCTGTTGTGTCATCGGTAATAAGTTCAACTTCTTCTATGTTAAGATTGCCCTCATCCCAGTCATTGTCTGGTAACTGCTCGGCAATCTGGAGTGCATCATCACCGTCTATGGCAATAACTTCCACACTGTAAACTCGGGTTGCTGTAACTCTGTAGACCTTTTTCATGTCAAATATCCTTATCAGTTAGGAGAATAGCCGCGCCAACTGTTGGCGGTGTGATTTCAGTTTCCGTGACATAAACCCATTCATCCCACCGGCCACCCGATAAAATGAACAAAGTGCTTCCAGCTATGTTTTCCTGTTTAAGGTTTGCTGATTCACCCGCGTCAATTTCATGCTCAAAACAATACTCGGCATAAATCTCTTGAACACAGATCAAGGCATCTTTTTCATTGGTAAATGATTGGACAGTAGGGTGATCCATTATTTCAACTTCACTGATAACATTCCAAACGGTTTTCATTGTGCTTCTCCCATATCAGCAGCTAAAATGGTTTCTTGTGAACCATTGGCGTTACTAATCCTGATAATTTTCCATGACACAACACGCTGATTCAGCCATTTGCCCAGCATAAATACAACATCGGAAATGTCGTGAGAAAAGTAGGTTGTTTCGTCACCGTTTTCAAAGGTGACCTCGGTTATGTAAAAGTATGGTTTCATTTTAGCACTTCCTATTGGTTGGTATTGGTATTTCATGAATCACATTTAACATGACAATCTGTCATGCGTCAACTGATATTTTGGCGGCTGGTTTTGGCAAGGTTAATTTTGTATTTCCGTTTTCTAAAATACCAAATGATTTTACCAAATGGTTTTGAAAATTCGGAAATAATTTCCCGTAATTTTTTCCATGGTGCGGGCGCGTGTCACCGCGTGTCAAATTACAAAAAATTTTTGTAAAATTATAATTTTTATTTGCGCGTCTCATTGTGTCGGACTCCTGTGGATAAATATTTAAGGGGATTCTTGGTATACCAGATACCAGAGATTAAAAGGCCGTGAAAAAGCCCCGCGCCAATGAAGGGCGGGGCCTTGTGGTCAATATTCGGAAGGCGTCAAGATAGTCGTGGCGGACCTGTCCGCTTCCGTGATGACCCATACAGTGAACCCTTCGGATATATTATAAGCCGACAAAAGCCGCGCCCCGTGGATTAGGGCTTGTTCATTAGACTCCCAGTCTTCCGCACACAATGCGCCCCAGTCTCCCGCCATATGACGGAACAGCAAGTCAAAAGCATTTGGAAGACCGCCCAGCGCATTGTCAGCTTCTGGGGTTATAAGAATCTGCCCCAGCGGAAAGCGGGGCTTCTGGCTGTCAGGATATAGCATAAGCAAGACTCCTTTGTTGTGGTCCTATTGCGGACCCATAACCCGCTATTGCGGGGGGGGACTTGTGCCCCATGAACAAGACCGCAAGCGGGTCTTGTTGGTGCGCCACAAGGGAAGGGGAAGAAGGGGGGGCTTTATGCCCCCACAAGCTGTAAGGGCGGGAAGTCCGCAAAGCGGTCCGCAAGCTGTTCTGATATTATGGGGACCATAGCTTTAAAAGCGGACAAGGGATTCCTTAATTCTGGACCCCCTTGCTTAAATTGCTGGGGTCCAGCCAGCTTTATAAAGTCTTCCATCTCTGTTTTATCTGGGACTCTGGGAGTCCCATAACCCCCAGCCCAGCGGGACCCGTCCAGACAAGACTCCATGATTCCGAATCCGATTCTTCTTAAAAAAGCCGCATGACACAGACAAAACGCGAGTCGGTCTAAGTCCAGCGGGTCTTGTGCTTCTTTTAGCTTAATGGTGAACAGCGCTTTTTCTTCCCCATTACGGAAATAAAAGCCCCCTGTTATTTCACAGCGGAAGTCAGCGGACTCCAGTGCGTCTATGATTCCCAGAAGTCCAGCGCCATAAGCGCGAATCTCTTTTGCTTCATAGCGCCATGACACAGCACAAGACACAGCAAGCCGCACTATGGGGCGGACCCGTTCAGACATAGGGGCTGGACAGACCATAGACAGGGGATCACCAGAAGCCGCAAGTGCTGGGACAGGATAAGCCCCAGCAACGTCCAGAGAATAAGCTGGACCCCTGACAAGGGAAGGGGAAGCCGCTAAGGACTCAAGACTCTGGACCATAGACTTGCGCCCCTGTTCCCAGCCATGACGCGCAAGCTGGACCGCTTCCGCAATAGACCCGACTCCAGAGAAGTCGGAGTCTTCATTACGGGAAGCGCGTTTTGCGGTCCCCCATGCTGAACCCGCTTCCCCTTCCGCCACAGACAAAGCCGCGCCAAGGGAGTCGTAATGTTTTGTGATATATTTTGACATGACAGCCCCCTTAAGCGCTTATTTTCTGGCGGGAGTCAGCGTCCAGCCCTTTAAACAAGACCGCTTCTTTAATGTCCTTCACGTCCCAGCCAGCACTGAATAAGCGGACCCCCATGACAGAAGCGCGGGGGCTGACAATGTGGCGAATCCCGTTTGACTCAATGGACTTCCGCGCTTCTGTCACAGTGTCCAGCCAGCGCTTTGCAAAAGTCTGAATCTCCCCTAGGCTTCTGGGCTTTATGCTGGGGGGCTTTGGGGCATTATCTGGCGCGTCCAGCCCTATAAGCGCGGCTTCCAGTGCGAGATCATAGTCCCATGTGAGAGTCGCATAACGGTCCAAAGCCGCGCTGTCTTGCTGTGTGCGTCCCACATACTGGCGGGAAGCCCCGCCTCCGAAAGTATTACAAGCCGCAATAGCATAGAAGGACCGATTGCGTTTCACGACTCCGTCTGAAAAGTCCATGTGGCCATTGCTTAAAGCCGCATTAAAAGACAGAACAGCGGCTGGGCTGGAAGCGTCCATCTCGTCAAATAAAAAGACTCCGCCATTTTCATAGGCTTCACGGAATGGGGTCCGCACTGTGCGCCCTTGTGCGTCTATGAACCCTGTCAGTTTATAGGGGCTGTCAATTGCGCCAGTAAAATAAAACGGAACCCCCAGCGCTTCCGCTGTCTGGTCCGCCGCTGTGGTCTTCCCGCTTCCCGCTGGTCCTACTAGCATGACATTGACTCCCGCTGACACAGCGGAAACTAACAAAGGCGCTTTATGGTGAAGCAAGACCCCTTCTTTAAAGCGGGGCGCTTCATGGGTCCGCAAGTCTATAGTTACTGTGGAAGCGCGGGGCGCGTACTTGTCAATAAGGTTTATGACTTGAGTCTCTGTTAGTCCCCCTTGTTTCCCTTGTCCCAGTGCTTCAGCTAAGTCCGCCAAAAGCTGTGCTGGGTCTTTTTTGTCTGTCACGACTGGCGCGGGGGCTGGGCTTGGGACTTTACCAGAGTCCCGCTTTGCTTCCCCAGCTTCCACAATGGCGCGGACTCTATTGAATTGCGCTTCCGTCATGCGGGAGTCTTGCTTGTCTTTACAAGTCATGAGAATCCCAGCGGCTTTGTTCATATCCTCATATGACATCGCCCAGAGCGGGATTTCATTAAAGCGCCTATTGAGGGAAGCACAGAAGTCTGGGTCATAAGGGCGGGGCTTTGCTTCTTTACTTGTCCCATAGTCCGCTGGGTCTATGCCCAATTCATGCGCGGCTTTTAGCATGTCTTCCACAGACATAGCGGAAGCTGTGACATTGTTAACCGTCCTGTATAAGTCCCATGCTGGGGCGCTTGTCAGGGCTTTGCGGAAGTCGGACCGCTGTTCGGCTGTGAAGGAATAGCTTGTCATTATGGTATATCCTATGTTTTGAGATAATGAATCGGGACTATTGCGCCCCGCTTGTTTATGGCACAGAAGCGGACAGCGTGTCAAATTGTCATGTTTTAAAGCCTAACCCCTTGTGGTATATAGTAAAAGAAGGATTAAAGGGGGCTTGTCATGGCTGGACGGAAGCAAAATAAACTAAGCGCGGAAGAAAAAGCACTGGCGCGGGATGAACGGAACAAAGCACAAGCGGAAGAAGAGTCCAAAGTCTGGGGGGAAATAAGGAAAAAAGCCGCTGACAATGTGGAAGTATACAAAGCAAAGCGCGGAAGACCCACAGTCATGACAGAAGAAGTCCAGACAGAGATTCTGGACAGGTTAACAGCGGGACAGTCTCTGTCCGCTATCTGTGCACTGGACCACATGCCTAACCCCAGCGTGCTATATTATTTTATGGAAAGATCCCCTTCTTTTGCGGAAAAATACGCTCGCGCATGTGGGGGGCTTGCGACAATGCTGTTCATGGACGCGCTTGCCATAGCTGACAACGACTCGCGGGACATTATCACGGACCCACAGACTGGGGAAATAATGCTGAACAACACAGCGGTCCAGCGTGACAGACTAAGGATAGACACACGCTTCCGCATGGCAAGCAAGCTGTCAGGGAAATACGCTGACAAGCCTATTCTGGGGGACAATGCGACTGTGACAGTTAACACACTGTCTGTTAATGCGCGTGACATGGACCCAGACAGTCGGGACAAGCTAAGGGCTTTGCTATTGCAAGCGCGTGACAATGCCACAGACGTTTGACATGACAATCTTTGTCATGGCCCTAGATGCCACAAAAACGGCCCGCCAAGCCCCGCAATGACATGTCCGCACCCTTGATACCTAAAAAACAATGTTCTCCAAACGGACTCCTTTTGTTCCCGCTTTGTTCTTTTGGTAACATGTTAGTCTGCAATGGGTGACGTGCCATGGCGTGCCATACTTGAACCCCCTTGCAAGTGAAGCCTGTCCCATGCAATGAGACCGTGGCACATGGTACGCCAGCGTCCCGTGATATGGGATTGTGGTATACCATGACAAATTACGCGCTTTGCATAATTTGTTTTTCCCGCGTTTCGGGATTCGTTTAAGGTACCCTTTCCGTGCCATCCCCCATGCCACGCTAATAGAAGGCCGGGGCGGGTTCGGGTCCCTAATGCCCTCTTTCAAAATCTGCACAATTTTCAATTTTTGTTCAGAATCTAAACATGGGTCCCCTTTCCCTAGGCTGGTGTGTATATGGGGTTTGACTGGTGTGTATTGTCTATGGGCTGGTGTGTATTCCTGTATATGTAGGGTGTTTCATGTGAAACATTTGCCATGCTCCTGACAGCCGTGCCAGTGGTATACCGGCAAAGTTTAAGATTGTTTTGAATTATCAAGCACTTAGCTCACGGGTCCCTTTTGCCCCATATATTCCCTTGGCTCGGTTGTTTTTAATTCCTGTTTTAGGTCCCATATACCCCGGAAAAATTTTTAAGTTTTTGTGAACTATACCCCCTTGCAAGTAGGATCAGTATGTGCTTATATGCGGCATCTGGTTACGAGTGGGAATTACCCGGTCGTCGTGATGCCAGAATATGGGGACCAATGCGTGAGGTTCCTGCATGACCCTGATACCGCTCACGTTTTGCGTGAGATGGTCGTGATGCAGGGCATCGCCCAGCACATTGACGATACTGGGCTGAACTAAATGATCTGGCTACTCGTTCATAACCCGAGTCGTTCCGACTAATGCCAGACAGAGGGTGCCAAAGACGTGCGGTCCTCACCAAAGATATGATCTGGATACTGGGAGTGGGTTAACAACCTTCCTCCAAGTCGTAATGCCAGACGTGGGGGGTCATAGCGTGAAATCCTCCACCAGCGTTGTTGTGATTTGGATACCTACCACCGTGTTGACCATGGATTGGGGTCGTAATGCCAGACATTTGGGCCAAAACGCGTGAAGCCCAACAATAATATCCCCCTTGCAAGTGGGGTTAATATATGTATAATGATTTTTGTAGCACTGGTAGAGGATTTCCCCTGCATCCGAGGTGGCAACGGGCAAGTGAGACAGTAAGGAAGTTGTCATGCTTTCTTGCTGATGGCACTACAAGGTATGGTTCCGGTTTTTGCCAGTGTCCCCAATAGGGGTGTTTCACATTGACGGTGAAACCATACAAGCCACTAATATTAACAATGGAGATAGCCAATGGTTGGCGCAACAGATTTAGAAAAAGCACAAATGCAAATCAAATGGTTAAAACGCGACTTACGGCAAATATGCGTCAAAGCGTGGTTTATAAGCCCAAAACTGAAGAAGGCGCAAGACAATGTGCCAGCTTATTTTATTGAAGAACATGGTTTGACAGAGAAAGCTATCACTGAGGCTTATTTTTTAGGCCGACAAGATGGGCGGTTAACTACGGCGCGGGCGATTATGGAACGACTTGGGCCGGAGGAGGAAGAGTGATAGATAGACGATCATTCTTGCGCGGGATGGTTGGGGCAATAGCCGCCCCAGCCGTTATAAAGTCTGGCATACTCA